CTAACTGCTAGCCTTGGCCCATTCCTGCTTCCAGCCACGGGCGGCGATGCAGCCATCGACTATCTCCTGCTTAGGGATCGCCATTCGACCAACGCTGCACATATTCTTGGTGGTCGAGTTGGAATACTGGCACATGGCCTTCGCCACGTTGTCAGTCATTTGGTCGCAATCAGAGGGCGGAGCTGCGCTACATTGGCTAATGCGCGCCTGAATCGAATCCGCTTCGCTGGAGCACGTGGCCTGATCCTGCAACAATGATCGGGCATACGAGGTGTTCGTATTGATCCACTGCCAATTGCCGGACATCGGTAGAGTTACGCTCGGCGTGCTCGAGCAGGCCGCCAAACCTACCGCCATAATGTACAGCGCCCCAATTTTGCGGATGTCGATGCTCATTGTTTGAAATTCCTTACGACCCTGTAGGTGATCGACGAGTTTGTGGCGCTCTCAATCTCGATTATGGCCCCCTTGTAGGCGGCGACATTTCCTTGGCTCAGATCGACCTGAAATTCACGCGTAAACGCCTGGCGGGCAAAACCCTCAGTGAATTCTGAATAAGTGAATTTTAAAACGTCGCCACTGCGCCCGCCGTATTCGATGGTCTGTTGAAAGGAGTTTTCATTGTATAAGAACCATGGACCAACGTCGAAATCGTTAGGCCTTTTGTCTTTTACGCACATTACATTCATTAGACTGAACAGGCATATCTTGAATATTCCGGGTTTCTCTTCATTAAAAACAACATCGTATGTGTACTGGCTAGATGAGCTTTTACCGTTGACATAGTTAGGGGTGTACCTAGTTGCATTTGGTGTAAGCTTACAGATGGGTTCACCAGATTGTATCGTCAAAACCCATCCGCCTAGCAAATTTCCTGTATGGCTAAATTTCGGAACAATACACTCTCGCCATTGACCGCGGCGCTGCTCCAACATCCTGTCGCCGAGATAAACGGTGGTGCTGACGCCAACATCTGGCTTGTTGTCGGTGATCTCCTGATACAGAACCTTTTCGCCGGCCCAGGCTGCGAACGGGAGTGTAAGGGTCGCGAGTAATGAGACTAACAATGCAGCTTGTTTGAATTTCACGGCCTTTTTCTACCCTTAAGGTCAGTTGCGCTTCTGTCTCTATACCGTAGCAGGCAGCAGCACGAGATCAACGCCATATCGAGATGTCCGATCGGCCAGCCGTCGCGTCCGGTGCGAACCTTCCTGCGGTGGCCAAACTGCTCGGCCGTGCGTGCCTGCTGGCAGTCGGCGCAGAGGCAGCGGCTGTTGCTGTCATCGTCCGAGCCGCCCAAGGTGAGCGGTACGATATGGTCAGGCACGCTGGCCTCGCGGACGGCACCCTTGGCAGCGCAGTCCCGGCAAAGAGGCTCGGCCTGCAATCGCCGCAAACGCTGAGCAACGGCCCGGCGTCCACGCAATCGCTCGGCCATCGCCTGCTCCGAGCGCTTCAAGTCTCGGTAGAAATTCTCTTGTGAGCCGATCGCCTCAAGATAAATCAGCTGGATGCCATCATCGCGGGTGTAGCCCAGCAGCCAGAGCTGACCTTGGCTGCGGAACTTATGCACCCAAAGGTCAGCCAGATCGCCCTTCTTTTTCTCGCCGATGTCAGTGTCGCCTGCGACAGCGAACACTGCTTCATCGACGTCCTGAATGATGTTGCCATGCAGCTTCTTGTAGGCGCGTGAGAACCGGCGCGTCTGCTCGACCCGAGCGAGCTTCAGATCGATCATGCATAGCGCGACCTGCGCCGGGGAGACCGGCATGCCGAGGGTGATCGACCAGCGCGCCGCAATGGCTTTGAACTGGCCTGCACCGCGGCAATCACGGCAGCCTTGTCGGCATTGCCCTTGCCGGCGATGAACTGCTTGATCGTACCGACCGGCACGCCCTGGTAGGCGACCAGATGCTCCTCACACCAGGCGCTAAGCGTGGCGAGCAGGCCGCCGTAGACATGGGCGGCATCGGTTCCGACATGCCGGCGCACCTCTTCGAAGTGGACGGCAGCGATCGGCCCCGCATCGAGGTCAAGCTGTTCGAGCCAGCGGCGAAAGCGCAGGAACCGCATACCACCGCCATCGAAGCGGGTGTGCTTGAGCGACACCGTGCCGCTCGAGATGAAGTCGTCGCCCGTCTGCAGCGCCCAGCCAGTGCTGGTGCCAAGGTCGAGGGCCAAGGTTGATGCCCGCATGATTGTGACCGGTCTTGGCACCGGCGTGATTGCGCTGCGGCACGGCGCAGGCAAAGTCAGAACATCCATGATTGTTCTCCTCAAAATGGAATCGGTCGTGGTGCGGACGGCAGTGGTTTTTGTGCTTGGCGGTACGGACCACTGTCGTCCGGTCTGGGGTGGGTTCAGGTCATCGGGATCTCCATCAGAATGGGATCTCCGAAAGTTCGTCGTCGAGCTGATCGAGCGTCGTGCGGCTGGGACGGACGCTCACCACCTGCGCGCCGGGGAACGCGTCCTTGGCGGCGGCGAGGATCGGGTGGCAGCGGATGACGTTTGCGATCTCGTCGAGTGACCAGACCTGGGCCGCCCGTTCGTGACGCTGGGCCCGGCCGGTATCGCGAATGTCGCGCACCAGAATGACGAGGCCAACGTCGGTCTCGAACTCCCACTGGTCGACCGGCAGCGGTGCGCCCTTGGCTTCCCGGGCCAGCTGGTCGAGCTTGTCGTAGGCCCGCAGCATGGCATCGCCGTGCTGGCGAACAAGCTTGAGATCGAACTCCCACACGGCCGCGTTGAACAGCTTGTGCTGGGCGCGAAACCGTTCAGCCCACTCGATCGGCACCAGCATGGGCAAACGCCCGATGCCCCAAAGCTGATCCAGTTCACGACCACGCTGATCGACGCAGTTGATGATGACCTGCATGTCGCTGATCTGACCATGCCGGGTCGGTGGCGCGCCCTTCATGCGCCCCTCCTTTCTTTGTTAAAAACGAGGCTGACGATGCGCCTGAAGCGCAGTCGGAAGCCCCTAGGGGGTATGGGGGGGAAGCGACTGCGCGTTCCGACAGCTTCCGACCGAGCTTCCGACGCCTTCCGACAGGCTTCCGACTGACGCAAAACCGTGCTTCCGACTGCTTCCGACAACTGGGTTTTGGGGCTCATCGGTCGGGCTCCAGGTACTTCACGACCCGCAGTCCAGAGGCCTTGCCGTGGAACTTTCCGGCCTCGGTGACGAGGTAGCCATGCTGCTGCCACTTGGTGATCGAGGTCTCTGCCTCGCGCTTGGTGACCCCGTATTGATCGGAGATCAGGTCAACGGCGAACCGCCCCTTGCGCCGAGCATGGGGGAATACGGACCAGGGCGCGCCGCCTCGCCAGGCCTCATCGATCGCCTGGAAGATCTCGCGGATCTGGTGCCAGCTGAGGTGTTTTTGAGCGACGGGAGTTGCTCCGGCACCCAGCGCCGGCACTAGTGTGCTCTGCTCGGCCCCAAGCCCCGTGGTGAGGTCGACGACCTTCATCGTGAAATGCAGGTCGTCGAGTTCTTCGCCGTCCTTCTGCTTCTCGACCGACAGGACGGTGGTGGCCTCGTCCTTGGCGACCCGGATCGAGGTATCGCAGCCGCCGAGCAGCACGGTCGAGCCGCGCATGCCGCGGTCGAGGTCCTTTCCGGCATGGTGGACACCGATCACGCTGCCGCTGCAATGCTGCTGGATGTCGGCGCAGCCATCGATGAACATCGACATGGCTTCCTGGCTGTTCTCGTCCTCGCCGGGGATCGAGCGCGACACGGTGTCGATCACGACCAGCCCGATCTCAAAATCGACCTCGCCGCGCACCTGATCGATCGTCCGCTTCAGCTTCTCGATGCTGGCGGGATCAAGCATGCGGACGGCGACGGGGAGCAGCTTGAACGGCGCATCGACACCTTCCAGCGCATGCTCGCGGCGCCAGCCCTTGATGCGCTGCCCAATGCCGTATTTGCCTTCGCCAGCGATGTAGAGGACGCCGGTCTGCTTGGCGGCCTTGCCGTGCCAGTCGAGGCCGTAGGCAACCCTCAGCACCATATCGAGCGCGATGAAGGTCTTGTGTTCGCCTGGCCGGCCGTAGAGCAGGACCAGCGCATGTGCCGGGATCAGGCCTTCGATCCGCCAGCTGGGCGGCGGCATGTTGTCGATCTCGTCGAGGCTGAGGGTCTCGTAGACGTCAGGGCAGGCGGCTGGGTTATCAGCATCCAGTAAGGCCCTGACGGCCTCCAGGCCCGAGATCGCGGCCATGTCGTTGAAGTCAGTGCCGAGGCTGACGGCTGGGAATTTGGGGAACACCGCAGGGCAACCGAGGATGCGGGCAGCGGCGATTGCCGCTTCGCGTCCGGGGTTCTTGGCCTTGCCGCGATCATCGTCGCCGGCCACGGTCCAGCGTATTCCGGAATGGGTTGCTTCCAGCCGCTCGGCGACCTTGGCGAGATTGCCGGCGTTGAACGCAACGACGACGGTGTGGCCGGTGGCTTCGTGGAGGGTGGCGGCGGTGGCGAAGCCTTCGCAGAGGAGGACCGGACCCGCAGTCTCGGCAATCTTCTGTCCAATGACGAACATGCCCGCTGCCGTTGGCAGATCGGAGCAAAACAGCTTGTGCCCGGCAGGATCAATCGTCTGCAGGGACTGGATCTTCCCGTCCGGCCCGTGGAGCGGCACGAGAATATGGGCGCCATCGAGACGCGTACCGTTGGGTTTGATGCCCTTGGCGTCGAGATAGCGATGGCTGGTGTAGGTCGGATCCGCTGCAATCCAGCGCTCGCGCGCCTGGCGCATAGCAGCATCGCGGCGCGTTGCCTGTTCGGCCTCGAACAGCGCCTGACGGGATTTGAGTTCGACGACGCGGTCGGCCGACATGACGGGGTAAGTTCCGCCCGTCAGATGCTCGGCCGCGGCGCGGATATCGAGGCCTTCCTGATGGTGCAGGAAATCGAAGATGTCGCCGTGAGCCCCGCAGCCGAAGCAGTGGAACCGTTCTTCCTGCGGGTAGACGGTGAAGGACGGCGTGCGCTCCATGTGGAACGGGCACAGGCCCACCATGGTATGGCCCCGTCGCTTCAGCACCAGATGGCGGCGGACCGCATCGGCCAGCGGGTACTGATCCTTGATCGCCTCGATATCGATACTGCCGGTTTCAATACGACGCGCCATGACGGCCAGGATCACTTTCTGCGGGGATGGATCTGAGACGCGCGCATGCCGGACCACCGAAGCGGCCCGGCATGCTGCTGATCAGAACAGCGGCGCGCCGGGCGCAGCGGCTGCGGGCGGCGGCATGTGCGCGGCGGGAGTAGCGGGCGCCGGAGGCGTCGCTGCGGCCTGTGTCGGTGCGACCGGTGCCGGCTGGTCACTGTCACCCAGCGCCTCGGGACGTGCTGTCCAGCCGACGATCTCGAACTTGGGCTGGTAGTTGGTGCCGTGCTTGTTGGTGACCGGAAAGACACCAACACAACGCACGACCGGCAACTGGCCGGTGGCCACTTCAGGCGTGGCCATCCAGGCATCGAAGAGGTCGTTCATCGCGTCGATGACGATGCCGGCCGTGGACGAGAATTCGCGCACACCAAGCAGGTTCTTTTCGCTGAACAGGTCGAGCATGAAGCCGCGCTTGAAGTCCTGGCCGGGATTGGCGGCCGCCGCGGTGAACGATGGGTCCATCACCCTTTCCGGCGCGACCCCGGCGGAGAACTTGAACCAGCCAGTCTTAAGGCCAGGCATGTCGAACACCGCCGTCATGTCGGTGACCTCGAACTGCGGCTCATCCTTGCCGTCGCGCTTGGTGTACCAGCGTCCTGCCTTCGCATTATACGAGACAAAATTGGCGCAGTTCCGCCAGACCAATGGCGACGGCCGGGGCAATGGCGCCGCGCTCCTTGTCGACACCCAGATGCCCTGACAGCGCAGTCAGCTGGTTAAACCGGGCAATTGCCAGTTCCTGACAGGCCTCAACCGGCGCATCGGGCTCAAACAGTCCCATCTCGACACCGGCCTCGATGGACGTGCCGCGGTGGGCGGCAGGGCCGACGGTCGACTTGCGACCCATCAGCTTCTGCATTGCCCACATTGAGGGCTGGGCCACGAACAGGTTGATCGAGGACGCCGATAGATGATCGAGCCCATGGCGTTCGAAGGAGGAGCTCACTTGGTGACCATCTTCCGGCGCGGGCTGGGCTGATAGGTGATCATGACTGTGCGGACGCGCGCTTCGGTGTCAGGCCAGAGCCGGCGACCAGCCTTGAGCTGACGAATCAGCTTCCAGTCGTTGACGGCGTGGCGGCCAAAGGCGCTTTCGCTGAGCTTATGGATCCGGAGGATTGCGTCGATATCGGAGAGGAGCGGGTGCGATGGCATTCCCAGATTATTACGGGATAAATCCTACACATCAATCCCCATCCTGCGGATATAATGTATATTGCGGGAAGCATCCCGCAATGCTAGTCGGTAGGCCATGACAGAGAAACCTCTCTTCGACATCGCGCATCTGCGCACCGTCCTGGAAACGGCCACGGCCTCCGGGTCGAAGTGGAATGCGCGCTCGCTCTCGCTGGCGGCGTCTGCGGGAAAGAGCCCGCATCTGGTGCGTGACATTATCCGCGGCAAGAGCGCCAACCCCCAGCTTGAGACGATCCTTGGCATCGCCAAGGCGCTTGGCATGGACCTCTCTCAGCTGGTCGCGTCTGCCGCGACATTGATGCCGCGCGTTGGCATAACAGGGGGCGCCGAGCAGCTCGAAGTGGTCGGTGCGGTCGCGGCCGGCGTTTGGCGCGAACAGACGAATTGGGCGGCAGAAGACCGCTATCTGATTGAGGTTGGGCCCAATCCTGTCCATGGCGGCGAGCGTTTTGCTCTGCGGATGGAGGGCTTCTCCATGGAAAAGATCATCCCGCCTGGCTCCGACCTCGAATGCCTGCGGGTTAGCTTTGGCGTGGTCGAACCTCAGCTGGGCGACATCGTGATTGTCCAGCGCGATCGGCACGACCTGCATGAGCTGACCTGCAAGCGGCTCGACCATGACGGGACCAATTATATCCTTCGCGCGGAATCTACCCGCGCCGAGTTTCAGGATCCGATGGTGGTCGGCAAGCCGGATGAGGATCATATTGGCGACGAGGGCATCAACATCATCGGCATCGTGCTGCGCTCGCACCAGAACTTATATCAGCGCAGGCGCTGACCCACCTGCATTTTGCGGGAAGCTGGATGCCCGTCTCGCGTTGACGCGGGATATATCCCATCTTATTCTCCCCTCACTGATCAGGGGATGGATCCGCATAGGCGGCGTTCCGTGACGCCCAGCCTTTTATGCGGAATCCTCTATGCAATCCTGTCTCAGCGGTCCGAACTCTACGCCGCCCCACGAATTGTCCGCCGATGCTCGGCTGTCCGAGTTGGGCCGAATACTGGCGAGCGGTGTTCTGCGGATGCGTCAACAGTCCAGTTCTATATCTGGCGAGTTGGGAGATAGTTCACTCGCTATCCCGGTCACCAAGAGCGTCAGTCGTCCCCGGGCAGAGGCCCGAGTTGGAGGACAGTAATGCAAACAGAACGCGTAAGATCAGCAGCGCGACCCGAAGGTCATCTGCTGGGGCGGCTCGCCGCCATGAAGGCCATGTCGGTGGTTGAACTGAAGGCGCAGTGGCAGAGCCTTATCGGCACGCCAGCGCCGAATAACAGCCGGCAGTTTCTGGAACATCGGCTCGCCTACAGGATTCAGGAGCTGGCCCTCGGTGGGCTCGGCGGGCCAGCGGCCAAGCTGCTCGACGCCCTGGCCGATGAGGTCGAGGGCAAGAAGGTCCGGCGCACGGTGATAAGCGATCCCCGCAACCCGGTCATCGGCACCCGGCTGGTGCGCGAATGGGATGGGGCGGAGCACGTGATCACCGTGCTCAAGAACGGGTTCGACTGGCAGGGACGCCGCTACAAGTCCCTGTCGTCCATCGCCCGGGACATCACCGGCACCCGCTGGAACGGCTACCGCTTCTTTGGCTTGCGCGACATCAAGAGGGGTCGAGCGACCATGACCGTCAACACCCCGATGCGCCGCCTGCGCTGCGCGGTCTACACCCGCAAGAGCTCCGAGGAGGGGCTCGACATGGAGTTCAACAGCCTCGACGCCCAGCGCGAGGCCTGCGAGGCTTATATCACCAGCCAGAAGGCCGAGGGTTGGGTCCCGGTCCGCGACCGCTACGATGACGGCGGCTTCTCGGGCGGCACCCTTGAACGGCCGGGCCTGAAGAACCTGCTGGCAGACATTGAGGCCGGGTTGGTCGACGTGATCGTGGTCTACAAGATCGACCGCCTGTCACGCTCGCTGATGGACTTCTCGCGGCTGGTCGAAGTGTTCGACAAGCATGGGGTGACCTTCGTCTCCATCACCCAGTCGTTCAACACCACGACCTCGATGGGGCGGCTGACGCTCAATATCCTGCTATCGTTTGCGCAGTTCGAGCGCGAGGTCACCGGCGAACGCATACGCGACAAGATCGCGGCTTCGCGCCGCAAGGGCATGTGGATGGGCGGGTTCGTGCCGATGGGCTACGACGTCGTGGCCCGCAAGCTGATCATCAATGAGACCGAGGCCCGTGCCATCCGCGGGATGTTCGAACGGTTCGTCGAGCTGGGATCGGCGACGCTGCTGACTCGGGAACTGGTCGCCGCAGGTGCTCTGAACAAGCGCGGCAAGCCCATCGATAAGGGCTTCCTCTACAAGGCCCTGAAAAACCGGGTCTATCTCGGCGAGGCCGTCCACAAGGGCACCAGCTATCCCGGCGAGCATCAGGCCATCATTGATCAGGCGCTCTGGGACAAGGTCAGGTCGGTGCTGGCGCAAAGCCCGCGCACCCGGGCAGGAAACACCCGGGCCAAGACGCCCGCGCTCCTGAAGGGTCTGATGTTCACGGAAAAGGGCATCGCCATGACGCCGACCGTGTCGAAGAAGGGCAGCCGCCTCTATCGCTACTACACCTCGATGGACGCGATCCGGAACCGGGCGGGTGAGAACACCGAAACCTTCGTTCGGCTGCCGGCGGGAATGGTGGAGACCGCGGTCGTCCAGCAGATCCGGACCCTTCTGCTGACGCCTGAGGTCACGGCCCGGGCGATCGAGGCGGCGCAGCGCGAATGCCCCGAGATAGAACAGCCCGATGTGGTGGCGGCCCTGACGGGCTTTGACGCCTTGTGGGAGTCCCTGTTCCCGGCTGAGCAGGCGCGCATCGCACGCTTGCTGGTCGAGCGCGTCACGGTCGGCAGCGACGGCATGGCCGTCGATCTGCGCACCGAGGGGCTTGGGTCGGTGGTCAGGGAGATGGTGACGCCACGCCGGGAGATGGCGGCATGAGCGTCGCGCCTACCACCATCAGGGTCATCATCCCGCTGGCCATCCGCAAGCGTAACGGCCGACCCAAGATCATGCCGCCGTCAAATCCGGTGGAGGCCAATGAGGCCGATGTGGAGGCCCACGTGCTGCGCGCCGTCGCGAAGGCATGGAGCTGGCGGCGCAAGCTGGAGGCCGGAAAGGCCAGTACCAATTTCGACCTGGCCCACGCCGAAGATGTCTCCGACCGCTACATCGGCCGGATGATCAAGCTGGCCTATCTGGCCCCGGCTGTTCTCGAGAAACTGCTGCTACAGCGATGCCCACTGGCGGTGTCGCTCAAGGACCTGACGGTCATTGCCGACCTGCCGTGGGCAGAGCAGGTTGCTGCCGCCTTCGGCTCTTCAGAAGCCTAA